CGATCCCGAGCCGAGCCCCGCCGCAACGATCCGCGCCGAGGCTGCGGCCGAGGCCAAGCGGATTGCCGCCGTCCGCAAGATCTGCGGCGGCAAACATGGCGAGATCGAGGCGAAGGCCATCGAAGAGGGCTGGGACGCCCCGCGCACGGAATTGGAAGTTCTCCGGGCCTCCCGTCCGCAAGGACCGGCGATCCAGACGGGCGGCAAGGCGCCCAGTGCCCAGGCCATCGAAGCCGCCTTGTGCCTGTCGGTGCGGATGTCCGAGGAGAAGGTCCTGCGGTGGTACGGCCAGCAGACCGTCGAAGCCGCCCAATCCCGCGACCTGCGCGGCATGGGCCTGCACGAGCTGCTCTATCAGGTGATCCATGCCGCAGGCGGTCACGCCCGTCCGGGCCGGATGAACGATGACACGATCCGCACTGCCTTCGAGGCCGATCGCACTCTGCGCGCGGCGGGAGGCGGGTTCTCCACGATCAGCCTGTCCGGCATCCTGTCCAACGTCGCCAACAAGGCGCTGCTCGAAGCGTACACGGCGGTCGAAAGCGTGGCGGTCCGCATCTGCGCCCAGGCCGACGTGAATGACTTCAAGCAGGTCACGCGCTACCGCATGACCGGCCAGGGGACGTTCGAGAAGGTCGGGCCCGACGGCGAGCTGAAGCACGCCCAGTTCACGGAAGAGTCTTACACGAACCAGATCGACACCTACGGCAAGATCATCGCCCTGACGCGGCAGATGATCATCAATGACGACCTGGGCGCCTTCCTGCAAATCCCGCGCATCCTGGGCCGGCAGTCGGCCCTGGCGATTGAGTCGGCGGTGTTCACGCTGCTCTTGTCGAATCCCGGCGGCTTCTTCTCGGCGGGCAACAAGAACTTCCAGAGCGGTGCCGGCACAGCGCTGCAGATCAGCTCGCTCACCACGGCCGAGCAATTGTTCGCCGACCAGACCGACAAGGACGGCAAGCCGATCTTGATCACGCCGGCCATCCTGCTCGTGCCCACTGCGCTCAAAGTTACGGCGCAGCAACTGATGACCGAGACGCGGGTCAACGAAACGACCACCGCCGACAAGCCCAAGCCGGCCAACAACCCGCATGCGGGCAAATGGACTCCGCTGGCGTCGACGTACCTGAACTCGCAAGGGATCGCGGGGGGCAGCGCCACCGCCTGGTACTTGTTCGCCAACCCGGCCGACGTGGCCGCGATGGAGATCGCGTACCTCCGGGGCCAGCGGACCCCGACCATCGAGTCGGGCGAGACCGACTTCGACACGCTGGGGATGAAGTGGCGCGGGTACTTCGACTTCGGCGTGGCGATGCAGGACTTCCGGGCGGCGGTCAAGAGCGCCGGCGCGTAACGCTTTGAACCAAAGGAGACCGACTCATGGCACAAGCCGTTTTCGTTCACGAAGGCGCTTCCATCGACTACACGCCCGGGGCCGACGTTGCTGCTGGCGACGTGGTGGTTCAGGGCGACCTGGTGGGCGTCGCCAAGCTCGACATCAAGGCCGGCAAGCTCGGCGCGCTGGCGGTCGAGGGCGTCTTCGACTTCGCCAAGGCGACGGGGGTGGGCACGGCGCTGGCGGCTGGCACGACCGTGTACTGGGACGACGCCGCCAATGTCGCCACGTCCACGGCTGCCGGCAACAAGCAAATCGGCAAGGTCGTGAAGGCGGCGGCGGACGCCGACGCCACGGTTCGCGTCCGCATGAATCAATGAGGACGCCATGCCCGACCTGCTGCAAACCGGATCGGATTGGCTAACCGACAAGCTCAAGGCGCACGCCGCGCGGCAGGTCGTCTATCGGCGCGGCGCACTGGAGGTCGCGGTCCTAGCCACGGTTGGCCGGACGCTGCTGAAGCTCGACGACGGCTACGGCGGCGTGCGCATGGAATGGACCGACCGCGACTTCCTCATTCAGGCGGCGGACTTGATCCTGGGCGGCTCGCCGGCCCTGCCCGAGCGCGGCGATCTGATCCGGGAAACGCAGGGGACCAAGACCTTCATCTACGAGGTCATGGCCCCAGGAAAGGAACCGCCCTGGCGCTGGTCGGACGTGTACCGGAAGCTCTTGCGGATTCACACAAAGCAGATCGGTACGGAGTGAGGCAATGGCCGACACGACGATGCGAATCGGGATGGGTTTGCTGCTCCTGGCTGCCCTGCCGGTCGGAGGCGACCCGGCCGTATGGGCGCAATGGGGGCTGGCCGGATTGGTGGTCGGCTACACCATGTGGCGCGATTGGCACCGGGAGCGGCGCATGAGCGAGGATCTGCAAAAGCACCAGACGTGGGTCCGCGACACGCTCTTGGGGGCGCTGGAGCGGAACACGGTTGCCCTGGAAAAAGTGGCCACGCTGCGGCGGGAGGCGAAGTAAGTGGCCGTCATCCTCGACATCGCCGACTCCGTGGTTGCCCAACTGAACGGGACCACGTTCAGCCAGCCGGTGACCGCCGAGCGGCACTACCAGCCGAAGTTCGAGCTGTCGGAGATGACGGACCTGAAGGTGAGCGTCGTGCCCCGGTCGCTGGCCTCGAAGACGCTCGACCGCAACCGCGACAGCTTCGATTACCAGATCGACGTGGCGGTGCAGCAGAAAACCGACATGAGCCAGGCGTCGCTCGACGCCTTGATGACGCTGGTCGAGGAGATAGCCGACCAGACGCAGCCATTGGCCAGCTACCCGAATGCCCGCTGCACGGAAGTGAAGAACGAGCCGGTCTACTCGCTGGAACACCTGGACGAGTTCCGGCAGTTCACCAGCGTCATCACGCTGACCTATCGCGTGTGGAGGTGAGGCATGATCGGCATGACCTTCCAGGCAGCCAAAGGCGGCTTCTTCGACCGGGAGAAGGTCAAGCGGTCGGTGGATGCCGGCACGCGACGGGTGTTCTCGAAGTTCGGCGCGTTCGTGCGGCAGCGGGCCAAGACCTCGATTCGAAAGCGCAAGGGGACCAGCCCGCCCGGATCGCCGCCCTATTCGCACGTGGGATTGCTGCGGAAGTTCATTCTGTTCGCCTATGACCCGCAGCGCAAGAGCGTCGTCATCGGGCCGACGCTGACGAGAGAAGGCTCGCCGGCGCCCCGCCTCCTGGAGCACGGCGGCGACGCGGTGATCGTGGATCGCGGCAAGGCGCGGCACGTGCGCTACCGGCCCCGGCCGTTCATGCAGCCGGCTTTTGAAGCGGAAAAGCCCAAGCTGTCGGCGCTGTGGCGCGATTCGGTTCGCTAAGGAGACACGCACATGGCAGTAAGACTCGGCCTCGACGCCAAGCTCTATCGCAACACGGGCACCTTCGCCGCCCCGGTGTGGAACGAGGTCAAGAACGTCAAGGACGTGACCTTGAACCTGGAGGCCGGCGAGGCGGACGTGACGACGCGCGGCAACGCCGGCTGGCGGGCCACGGTCGCCACGCTCAAGGACGGCTCCATCGAGTTCGAGATGGTCTGGGACACGGCCGACGACGACTTCGGTGCGATCCGGGACACCTTCCTGAATCGTGCCTCGATGGAGTTCGCCGTGATGGACGGCGACATCACGGTCACCGGCTCGCAGGGCCTGCGGGCGACCTGCATGGTCACCAACTTCAGCCGCAACGAGGCGCTTGAGGAAGCGATCACAGTAAGCGTCACGGTGAAGCCGACCTATTCCATCAACCCGCCGCTCTGGATGATCGTGCCGTAACGCCGAAGGAGACCCATTCGCATGCGGACTTTCAACGACAACGCGGGGCGGACCTGGACCATTGCCATCAACGTCGCGGCGATCAAGCGCGTCCGGGGCCTGCTCAACGTCGATTTGTACAAGCTGGTGGACGACGGTTTCAAGCCGCTGGGCGCACTGGTCGGCGACCCGGTGATGCTCGCCGACGTGCTGTACTGCCTGTGCAAGGACGAGGCGGACGCCAAGAAGGTCAGCGACGAGGACTTCGGCCGGGCACTGGCGGGTGATGCGATCACGTTGGCCACGGACGCGTTCCTGGAGGAACTGATCGATTTTTTCCCCGAAGCGAGGGCGCGGAGCAGCCTGCGGAAGATCGTGGCCGAAAGCCGGAAGGTGCGGGAC